AAATTGAATGGCGGGGCCGCACCTACCGCATCGTCGATGTGGACGGGATGACCTGCCAGATCGAGCGGCTGTAAGGGAAAACCGCAGCCGACCACGGAGCCTACGGGCTCTGTTGGTCGTTCATAATGTGCACAATTGGTGGCCGGTATGATTGTGTAGATTATGGTCGACCACAGCGCAGAATTATCTTGCTATATCTCCGGTTTAGAGTGATTAATACACTACCGAAAGGGAAAACACATCAAACGGAGGTACACCACCATGAAGCGCACCGAGAGAAACGAGTTCAACTACATCAAGCGGAGCCTGAAGGGATTCACCCTCGGCCACGGAACCACCCTGACGATCCGGACGGACGCCAGCCCTGAATACAAGCAGGCCCTTCACGAGCATTACACCAGCCTTGGATTTCACCCGGCCAGCGTCCGCGTCGACACCCATTGGTACGACGACAAGGAGCGGATCATTTACATCTACGGCCTGACCTACGACCTGCACGGCGAGCAGCATCCTTGGACGGAGCTCTACACCGCTGAGGAGAAGGACCGCTTCAGCAAGGCGCTCGGCTGAGCCCTGCAACCTGCCAAGCCACAGAGCCGGAAGGCTCTGTTGGTCGTTATAATGTACACAGTTTCCGGCGCGATTCTTTGTGCACATTATGCCTGCAAATCCGGCAGATATAACTTGCTATATTCTTCGTTTAGAGTGATTAATACACTACCGAAAGGGAAAACACATAAAAACGGAGGGCAAGACCATGACGAACGCTTACACACTGAGGAACCACTTCACACTCGGCAACTACAACACCACGATCACCCGCAGCGAGTTCGAAGCCCGCTTCACCAAGACCCGCGAGACGGTTACCTTCACCTTCGGAGGCTGGGATGGCAAGAGCTACGACGGCGAGAGCCGCACGGCACGGGTCCTGCGCACCGACGTTCCGGGATACGAAGGCATCCGGTTCATCAAGGTCGGCAAGCACCTGCACTACATCGACGAAGAAAGCCTGCGGATCGAGAAAGCCACCGGCGAGGCCCACCCGGAAGCCAGCTGGCTGGTGGATGTTGAAAGAGCATAAGGAGGGCAGACACATGGCAAACAGAGCAAGGTTAGAAGGGATTTGCGATTACAGGCTTTGGACCACCGAGGAGCTGATCGAGGCTTACGCTTGGGAGGCCCAGCGGATCAACCAGAAGGACCGGGAAACGGCACAGCGCCTGATCCGGAAGGAACTGAAGCGGCGCTTCGATGCGACCCTCCGGCTCCTGGACGACGAGCAGACCACCCAGAATCCGAAAGGAACCTACCGGTACCTGCTTAACGAGTAAGGCAGCTACCCGGCAGGAGGCCCTGAGAGGGGCCTTTTGCTCGTAGAAATGTGCACAATTCCGGCTGCTGATTCTTGTCACATATATGTGCCCGCATCCGGGAGAAATAACTTGCTATATCTCCGGTTTAGAGTGATTAATACAGTACCCGAAGGGGAAAACACACACGGAGGTACAAAACCATGACGATCAACGAAGCGATGAGAACCTACAGACTGCCGAATCCTACCACGCCAGAAGACCTCGAATGCCGCTGGAGCAAGGTCCTGAACTTTGGAGACAAGGTCCTGCTGGCCGGGTACTACTACAACGGAAAGAACAAGCCCTGCTACTTCGGGGCCACCTACGAATTCCTGACCGACGACCATACCTGCGAAGGCACGATCGGGCTGGCCGCAGCCAGCGAGGTCGAGTTCGAGGATGACGGCCACGCGATCGCTTGGGCGATGCAGCAGTAAGGAGGGGCCGACCATGAACCAGATCGAGGAAGCCCTGTACACCCTGACGGACGATGCGGATTCCTTAGCCTCGGAGCTTTTCAGCACACTTGAGAGCATCCGGTACGATCCGGTCGGAGCCAAGTGGGACGACCCGGAGGCCATGAAGGAGATTCGGGGATTGCTCCGGCAGGCGCTGGAGCGGGCCAAGAAGATCCAAAGGAACGTCGGCAGGGGCTGACAAAAACAGAAAACCCAACAGGGATGCAGCCGAGAGGCTGTGTTCCTCGTTATGACGAAGATCCGAAAGGGTCTGTTTTTTTATGCCAGATGGGGGTGATCATATGGCTGTCATTTTTTTAATCGACAGGCACGAGCTGCCATATGACGCAATGGTGAATGATCCATCTGTGCTCTGTCCTATAGAAGTTGAGGAAGGAGGAGAAAGTGATGGCGACCAGAGGAAGGAAGCCCACGCCGACAGCGATCAAGGAGCTGGAGGGCAATCCGGGAAAACGGAAACTGAATGATAAAGAGCCGAGGCCAGAGAAAAAGGCACCCTCCTGTCCGAAGTGGCTGGAGCCGGAAGCCAAAAAGGAATGGCGCAGGCTCGCCAAGAAGATGGAGCTCATGGGCGTGCTTACCGAAGTGGATATGGCGGCCTTCGCCGGTTACTGTCAGGCGTATGCCCGATGGAAAGAGGCTGAGGAGTTCATCACCCAGCACGGGACGATCGTGAAAACGCCGTCCGGGTACTGGCAGCAGGTGCCGCAGGTATCCATAGCGCAGACCTACCTGAAGGTCATGAACCGCTTTGCCGAGCAGTTCGGCCTGACGCCTGCATCCCGCTCCCGTATCGTTGCGGACACCACCGGCAGCGGCACAGAGGATGAGCTCGAAGCGCTGCTGGGAGGTGATGCGTGATGCCGAGGGAACGACCGAAGAACTATCCGAAACTGAAAAACTATGAGCCGACCCGGTTTATGCTTCCGACCTCCCATTATGACGAGGCGAAGGCAGACCGGGCCGTTACATTTATTGAGAACCTGAAGCACACCAAGGGCAAGTGGGATGGGAAACCGTTCTGGCTGCTGCCGTGGCAGGAACAAATCATCCGGGACATTTTCGGTGTCGTGGATGAGAACGGCCACCGGCAGTTCCGCACGGCCTATGTGGAGATCGGAAAGAAAAATGGAAAGAGCGAGCTGGCGGCAGCGGTGGCGCTCTACCTCCTCTATGCCGATGGGGAGCCTGCGGCGGAGGTCTACGGTGCTGCGGCGGATCGGCAGCAGGCGTCTATCGTTTTCGATGTGGCCAGACGCATGGTGGAAAAGGCACCGGCGCTGTATAAGCGGTCCAAGGTTGCTGCCGCTACCAAGCGGATCGTGAATTACACGAATGCCGGTTTCTACCAGGTGCTTTCCGCAGAGGTCGGGACCAAACACGGCCTGAACGTATCCGGGCTGGTGCTGGACGAGGTCCATGCGCAGCCCAACCGGAAACTATACGACGTTCTGACCAAGGGCTCCGGTGATGCCAGGGAGCAGCCGTTGTACTTCCTGATCACGACCGCAGGCACGGATAAGGAAAGCATCTGCTATGAGCTGCATACCAAGGCGCTGGATATCATGGCGGGCCGGAAGATCGACCATACCTTCTACCCGGTGGTGTACGGGCTTGCCGACGATGAGGACTGGACCGATGAGAAAAACTGGTACAAGGCAAATCCGTCCCTCGGCCAGACGATCCAGATTGACCGCGTCCGGGAGATGTTTCAGGAGGCCGTGGACAATCCTGCGGAGGAGAACGTATTCAAGCAGCTCCGGCTCAATATGTGGGTGTCGTCCCTGACGCGCTTCATCCCGGAGCAGATCTACGATCTGGGTAATGTGCCGATCGACCTGGACTCCCTCAAAGGCCGCGACTGCTACGGCGGGCTGGACCTTTCCAGTACCGGGGACATCACGGCCTTCGTGCTCATGTTCCCTCCGCGCACGCCGGAAGAAAAATACGTGATGCTCCCGTTTTTCTGGATACCGGAGGACACCATTCCGATCCGGGTCCGCAGGGCCTCGGTGCCCTATGACGTCTGGTACAAACAGGGATACCTGAACGCGACCGAGGGGAACGTGATCCATTACGATTTCATCGAAAAGTTCATCGAGGACCTGGGCACGCAGTACAACATCCTTGAGATCGCTTTCGACCGCTGGGGCGCTGTGCAGATGACGCAGGACCTTGAGGGCATGGGCTTTACGGTCGTTCCGTTCGGTCAGGGCTACAAGGACATGTCGCCTCCGACGAAGGAGTTCTATAAGCTGCTGATGGAAGGGCGGATCATTCACGGCGGCCATCCGGTCATGCGCTGGATG